GAGAAGAATCCACAAAAGAAACAACATTCATCCACAGAGGAGTGGCTGCAAGATCTTTCACCAGAGCTTGGACACTGGCAGAGGATACGGAAGTTGGATCAGTTAAATTTGAGAATGGGCTCTTAACAATCACTATGAAGAGGATTGTTCCAGAACATCATCAACGTAAGAACTGGTTCTAAATAGAACATATCGTCGCCGCAGAGGGGTAACTGGCACAATCCAGTGACAACCCCTCTTTTTTATGTTATAATTTATAAGAGGTATATTGTAAAAGATGACTGTTAAACTATTACTATTGAAGTCTGGTGAAGATGTTATCGCAGACATAAAAGAAATGTGTGTTGGTGATGAGGAAAAACCTACAGTGGTTGGTTATTTTCTTAGATACCCTTGTCGAGTAAAATTGGTTGGACAAGATACTGATCATAAGGGAGATAAACAGCATCCGTTTAGAATGCAACTTACTCCATGGATGCCCCTAAGTAAAGATGAAATGATTCCTGTTGTTGCAGATTGGGTTGTCACTGCAACCGAACCAATTGATGAATTAAAAGAAGCTTACGAAAAAGGAGTAGAGAAAAATGAAGATAGAAAACTTGAAACTACTATCACTGACGGATCAGAGACTGATCCTGACACAGATTGAAGAGGTCTCTGCAGACCTGGGTGAACCAGACTGTAAACTGATAGAACCTTTTATTCTTAATGCCAGTACAATGACACTATCCCCATGGTTTGTTGACATCACAAATCAGAATGAGTTTATGATCCATTCTGAAAAGATTTTGACAATCATGGAACCTAACGGTAAACTGAAAGTGATGTATGAGGACTTACTTAAGGAATGAATTTCTATACAAACATACAGATGATTGGAAATCAATTCCTTGTTCGTGGTTATGAGGACGGTAAAAGAGTTCACTATCGTGATACCAACTATCGTCCAACACTGTATGTTAACTCCAAAATACCCACAAAATACAAAACACTTGAGGGTGAATATGTTGAGGCAATTCAACCTGGAACAGTAAGAGACTGTAGAGACTTTTATAAGAAGTATGATGAGATCGAGAACTTCAAGATCTATGGTAATGAGAGATATATCTACCAATACATTTCTGACAAGTATCCTCAGGATGAGATAAAGTTTGACATCAAGAAGATGAGACTTTTAACCATTGATATTGAGGTCTCATCAGAAGAAGGATTTCCTGATCCAGAACATTGTTCCGAGGAGATGTTGACCATCTCTATTCAGGATTATGCAACTAAGAAAATTACAACTTGGGGAAGAAAGCCTTATACTCCTAGTCAGGACAATGTGACCTATCATTATTATCCTGAAGAAAGAGAAATGCTTGGTGCATTCATTGATTGGTGGATGAATGACTATCCTGACGTTGTGACTGGGTGGAACACCCGTCTGTATGACATCCCATATATCTGTGGAAGGATCGATAGGGTTCTGGGTGAGAGGGCCCTTAGGAACCTGTCTCCATGGGGTCTAGCGACTAAGAGAGAGACTTGGATCAATGGCCGTATGTTTTATATCTACGACATTGGTGGTATCACTGACCTAGACTATCTGGAGTTGTATAAGAAGTTTACTTATGTGAATCGTGAGTCTTATCGACTGGATTTCATTGCAGAGGTTGAACTTGGTCAAAAGAAATTAGATCACTCTGAATTTGATACATTCAAAGACTTCTATACTGGTGATTGGAAGAAGTTTGTAGATTACAACATCGTTGACGTAGAACTTGTTGACCGTATGGAAGACAAGATGAAACTGATTGAGTTGGTTATCACCATGGCCTTTGATGGTAAGGTGAACTTTGGTGACCCAATGTTCCAAGTTCGTCTATGGGACTCCATCATCTATAATTATTTGAAGAAGAGGAATATTGTTATTCCTCCCAAGACACAGACTGACAAGAGTGAAAAGTTTGCTGGGGCCTATGTAAAGGAACCCAAACCAGGTGTATATGATTGGGTTGTAAGTTTTGACTTGAACTCTCTGTATCCTCACCTGATCATGCAATACAATATCTCACCTGAGACACTTCAGGAGGAGAGACATCCATCTGTCACCATTCAAAAGATTCTTGATGAGAAACTTGATTTTCAGATGTATAAGGACTATGCGGTCTGTGCCAATGGTGCAATGTATCGTAAAGATGTGAAAGGTTTCCTACCTGAACTGATGGAGAAGATGTACGGGGAACGTAAGGCATTCAAGAAGGAGATGTTGAAGTCTAAACAGAAACTAGTTGATATTGAATCCAAACTTAAGACCAATAAGGATCCAGTTCTCCGCAGACAGAGAGAACAAACCATTAAAGATGTAGCAAAATACAACAACTTCCAGATGGTGAGAAAGATCTGTTTGAACTCTGCCTATGGTGCAGTAGGTAACGCATACTTTAGATATTTCAAACTTGCCAATGCAGAAGCGATTACGATGTCGGGCCAGACATCTATTCGTTGGATTGAAAATCATATGAATGAATATCTAAATAACTTACTCTCAACAGAAGATGTAGATTATGTCATCGCATCTGACACCGATTCAATCTATCTTAACTTTGGACCTATTGTTGATAAATTTCTTGGTGATAAAGTTAGTGATACGAGCAAGGTTGTTTCTATCATTGACAAAGTCTGTCAAGAGAAACTGGAACCGTTCATCGAAAAATCTTATCAAACTCTTGCGACGTATGTGAATGCATATGATCAGAAGATGCAGATGAAACGGGAGAATATTGCTGACCGTGGAATCTGGACTGCCAAGAAGCGATACATTCTCAATGTATGGGATAGTGAGGGTGTTAGGTATGAAGATCCTAAACTTAAGATCATGGGTATTGAGGCAGTCAAATCATCCACTCCAGCACCTTGTAGGAGTATGATCAAAGATGCTCTCAAACTAATGATGAATGGGACAGAAGATGAGGTGATTGAGTATATTGATAAGTGTAGAAGTGACTTTAAAAAACTTCCTATCGAAGCTATTTCCTTTCCCCGATCTGTTTCTGATGCCCAGAAGTATAAGGCACATGCAACGATCTACTCAAAGGGAACTCCTATTCATTGTCGTGGTGCCCTACTGTTCAATCACTACATAAAAGAAAAGAAGTTAACAAACAAATATTCACTTATCAATAACGGTGAAAAGATTAAATTTTGTTATCTTAAAAAACCAAATATCATCCATGAGAATGTGATCTCATTTATTTCAGAGTTTCCAACAGAGTTGGGACTTGACCAATATGTGGATTATGACTTACAATTTGAAAAGGCATTCTTAGAACCTCTCAAGGTCATTCTTGATGCCATTGGATGGAACGTAGAAAAAACTGTAAACCTTGAATCATTTTTTGGATAATGGATTTTTTAAAAGACATAGTAAAAGAAATCGGAGATGACTTTACCAAACTGGCAGCAGATATTGACGAAACTGAAACATACGTTGACACTGGTTCGTTCATCTTTAATGCTCTTGTATCTGGCTCTATCCGTGGGGGTGTTTCTGGTAATAAAATCACTGCAATTGCTGGTGAAAGTTCTACAGGAAAAACTTTTTTCTCACTCGCAGTGGTTAAGAATTTTCTGGACTCTAATCCTGATGGATATTGCTTGTATTTTGATACTGAGGCAGCTATCACTAAGTCACTCTTAGAGAGTCGTGAAATCGACCTTAATCGTCTTGTCGTTGTTAATGTAGTGACTATCGAAGAGTTTCGTAGTAAGGCACTCAGGGCAGTTGATATGTATCAGAAAAAACCCGAAGAAGAACGTAAACCTTGTATGTTTGTGTTAGACTCTCTAGGTAATCTTTCAACCAATAAGGAGATTGAAGATACTCTAGCAGAAAAAACTACTAGAGATATGACAAAGGCACAATTAATCAAAGGTGCTTTTAGAATGTTGACTCTTAAAATGGGACAAGCAAAGATACCTTTCATTGTAACTAATCATGTTTACGACTCAATGTCTTTATACGAAGCAAAGAAAATGGGTGGAGGATCGGGATTATTTTACGCATCTTCCTCAGTCATTTTTCTCTCAAAGTCAAAAGAAAAAGAGGGAACATCAGTTGTTGGAAACCTTATTAAGGCAAAAACTATCAAGTCGCGTCTAAGTAAAGAGAATAAAGATGTGACTATTCGTCTATTTTATGATGAACGTGGTCTTGATAAGTATTATGGTCTACTTGAGTTGGGAGAATTGGGTGGACTTTGGAAGAACGTTGCAGGACGTTATGAGATGGATGGTAAGAAGGTGTATGCCAAAGCCATCTTGAAAGAACCAGAAATTTACTTCACACCAGAGGTGATGGAGAAACTTGATGCAATTGCAAAGGAACAATTTAGTTACGGTACTTGATGGATAAGGTTGAATTTTTGGTTCTGAAAAATCTAATACACAATGAAAAATACTTGAGAAAGGTTCTCCCATTCATTAAAGAAGAATATTTTGATGATACTAAATATAAGGTAATCTTCGACGAGATCTCTACCTTTACTGCTGAGTATAACGAACTCCCTACAAAAGAGATTCTCAATATTGAGATTGAAAAGAGAAGAGATATTAATGAGGACTCTTATAAACAGATTTCTCATGTAGTTAATTGTCTTGAGGACGATGTTGTAGAGTTTGATTGGTTGGTTAACACTACTGAGAAGTGGTGTCGTGACCGTGCCATTTATCTTGCCTTGATTGAATCCATTCAGATTGCTGATGGAGGAGATGCCAAGAAGGCACCAGATGCCATCCCATCTATTCTGTCTGATGCTCTGGCAGTTAGTTTTGATAACCATGTAGGACACGATTACCTTGAAGATTATGAATCACGATATGAGTCTTATCACAGAAAGGAGGAAAGAATTGAATTCGATCTCGATTATTTTAACAAAATCACGAAAGGTGGGCTCCCTAACAAAACTCTTAACATCGCTCTTGCTGGTACGGGTGTCGGGAAATCTTTATTCATGTGCCATGTGGCTAGCTCCGTCTTGCTCCAAGGGAGGAACGTTCTCTACATTACAATGGAGATGGCGGAAGAGCGCATTGCTGAAAGAATTGATGCGAACCTCCTGAATGTAAATATCCAGGAGATTGTTGACCTTCCAAAACAAATGTTTGAAAAGAAGGTTACAAACCTGGCACAAAAGACACAAGGTCAACTAATTATTAAAGAGTATCCAACTGCGAGCGCACATAGTGGTCATTTTAAATCACTCCTTAATGAACTTGCACTTAAGAAGTCATTTCGACCTGATATTATTTTCATTGATTACCTTAATATATGTTCTTCCGAAAGATATCGCGGAAATAGCACTGTCAATTCATATTCATATATTAAAGCAA